CTGGAATGAACGGATTTGTGAATAATCCTAAAAAAAAGAAAGCAAATGGCGTTTTGCTCCCTGCCCTCGGTATGGCGGGGATGAAACCAATGCTGGGCGGAAACAGAGACACGATACCCATCGCAGAAAAGATTAGGATGTTGGAACAATTCGGTACTGAGAACAAATACTGGGTGGACCAATTCACAAGTGAGATCGAGATACCTTGGGGCCACAGTGTCCACGCGATGAGAGGTACGTCTTCAAAAGGACTGTGGCCTGATTTCGACCACTCAAACCATCCAGGTTTGAAGGGGAGGGGTTTCGCCGCTGATGGTAGAGAGTATGCCATTCTCAAGAATGACAAACAACTGATTGAGCATTTCATCGGTTCACTACGAAAGAAACAAGCGGAATTGGCAGCGAAAGACTCCACCGCGCCACGTCAAGCGCCAAAGAAGAATTTGGGTATTAAAGGATTTGTGATTGATCCATCGTTACGTATTGTCGGTAAACCCGATAATTGGTTGTTCGCCGAAACCCTCATCGCTGATGAATTGAAAGGTGATGTGTACACAATATTTGGTCTTCGCGCATTGCGAGACCCGCCAGATGGTACGAAGATCATCATTGGACGGACTGCAGACATCGTCGCTGCGGTGTGTCCAATAACGCATACCTACGTCGCATCTTCGGAAGTGCGACGCAAGCGGGAAAGGCGTATGACTGATATGGAACGAGAGATGGGGCGCTTGTTAAAAGGAGAACAGGTCCCAAAGGGCGTAAGCGTCGTTCAGCTAATCGCGCAACGGTTAGCTAAGGATGGACCAACGATCGGTCATGACGCGCGTGTATACCACAACGAAAAGGTTGACGACGCGCTATTTTGGTTGCAACAGACTGGTGCCTACGTCGAGCGTATCCCTGAGGGTGCGATCGGGGTTGTGTTACTTGTCAATGGCGACGTGTACCACCCACAAGATTACGAGAAAAAGAAATGTCGTAAGTGTGGGCTGTTAGCCTACTACGGCGGGTTCTGTACTGAAGGAGGGCAACACAGAATGGCCGGTCGTAACAAGGGGCAAGTCATCAAGCTTCTGACCGGTCTCGCTGAAGCAGGGAAATCGGCTGAGAGTGTTGTTGCGGAGTCAAAGAAGATCACCGATCGTATCAAAGAATTACGCGCCCGCGAAGGCGCGCGCTTTCGCATCGATGAGGTCTCAGGCCTTCAAAAACGGATGATCAAAGCGCACCAACTGGACACCTACTCGTCCCTCCTTCTCGAATGGGAAGAGGCATTGGCCGATTTCGATGCCGCCGCAGTGTACGCGGGTATCGACGACATCGGTGACTTATTTTGTGAGCAGGTGAAAGGTATCACCGACACATCGGCACCATTGGTGGTGCATGGCGTTTCCGCTGGATACGACCGTCAAGCGCTATTCGCAACACCTTCCGCGCGAGATATGATTCTCGACATCGGGATCGAAGCTCCGAATAAGAACCCGACGTTATACTCATATTCCGCCGAGGCGAATGTGACACTAACTGAAGACACAGTAGTGATGAAAAGTAAGAAAACCGGGGCTCAAGTTACGATCCCTCGGAGGCTATTCAATAGCGACGAGGTGGATCAGTTCGTACACGGCAAACTTGTAGAAGGATTTGTTTCCGACGCACCTGTGAATCTAGAAGATTTCTGTCTCTACGTCGAGTGTAAGGAACCGAAAGTCGTAGCGAAACGATACGGCTTTGTTGCTTATACGGGTGATCTACGAAGAGATTGCGAGTGTGCAATCGCCGAAGGTCATTACGTCATCACTCATGATGGAACTGAGTTGGAGAGAGAAAGCATCCCCGGCGATAAGCCGAGATTACTGGATCGGATCAGAGACGCGCGCTCGTTGCGTTCGATGAAAATAAAGAATCGAGTTGTTCTCCTTCCCGAGACGGAGAAAGAGATGCAACTCGCCCTTGAACAAGGGAATATCATCGGCGTACGTCGAAGACGTATCGCTGAGAAACTTCAAACGACACTGGGTAACATCGTCGTTATTCCACAAAAACCACTCCGCGGATTGGACGCAGATTACGCTCGATTCCCATCGGGCCGGCCCGTGCTCTACAGGCAATTGGAGGATCGGAAGCTAGTCGATGTAGATGATCCGGTGGACAGCAGGGTCGGATGGCCGCAAGATGATGGTGTCCACCGATGGTGGGATGACAAGAAAGTAGACGGAGCGGTACAATTGAGAAACAGTCGTGCTGTAATCGGTCTAAAGTTAGACGCAATTATTGTAGGTGCGATTCCTCACGGATCGCGTGCCCTATATGTAAAAGCGGGATATACCGTTGTTGGGGTGAAGATTCCACTGGCGGTACTAAACCAACATCTAGCCAAACGAGCCGCGAGGAAAGGTAACAACCAACCTGCCAAAATAGTCACTCAAGATGAGATGAATCAGAAATTTCACGGAATCGACGATATCTATGATGACTTCGACTCCGCGTTTCAAGCGAATAAACATATCGACAGGTTGTTTATCTTCGCTCCATCAGGGACGGGAAAATCCTATTGGGTTAACCCCGATCAAGAGCTTCTGCCAACCGATCCACGATCGCCGAGAGGGCGTGCGGAGCAAAACGGTGGAAGGTATATCGCGCAGCGAGAAATCCGCGGCTCGGGAGAAACATTGTACGTATGGAAAGGACAATCGACGGAGGGATACTATCCAGTGTTCCTCCCCGAAGAGGTGCCGAACACCGGTGCTGGAATTGTCGTCGTTGCCATGGAGGAGAAGAAACCTGCCATCAAAATGTATTCGCCTTTTATTGGAATTGCTGAGTCGCCCGCTTCTGCGGAGCGGCGTGGCGCCTATAAAACGAATCGAAATTCACCAATCGCGACCGAAGCAATACATCTGTTTCTGATTAAGAGACAAATGAAGACGGTACGAATTGAGGACATGATCGCTGTAGGGGGGATATTGGCCTTACAATGTTATGCTTGGAGCGCGCAATGCCGACGATCGGGTTTCACAACCTACTCGAAGCTGTTCGCGCAATGGCATGCTGCCGACAACGATGACGGTGCGCCGTGCCCCAAGTGGATGCGTGTGCTTGCAAAGGCGAATCGCGTCACAAAGTATCCCTGTGACGAGTTCACAGTTCGCGTTGGTGACAACCGATCAGTCAAAGCGGTCTCCGATGCAACCCGAGCGGCACAGCTCGAGTCCGTGAAACGAGCGCTCACAAAACGTGGCGGTCAGGGAACCATGCTCAAATTCGATAAGCTATCATTCGTTGAGACGATGATTGGAACCAGACTTCACGTCGAGTATGTGAATGGAGAGAGACGAGCGATGGATGGACCGTCTCATCCCGCGATAGAATCTGCAAACAAGAAGGGATCGCCGACCCTTTCAGCACCAGGGACAATATTGCACGCGAATGCATTACCATCGACACAATTTATCGCTGGTACGTTGTGTACGTTTCTGGCTTCAACGATCAACTATCCTGGATCGACAGAAGTCGAATACGCCTTTACGAGAGTGAAGTTGCGGGGCGGAACGACCCTCGCGAAATCCCTCGGAGGGAGACCGAAAGTAACCATTCAATGGTGGCTTGCGCAGAAACGGAAGGCTAGGGTCGTCCTCGAGGCGAAACAAGTACCACATTTAGATGTGAAAACAGAAGTGCGGATGCTTGAAGACTTTCCGCTGAGGATTTCCGCCAGAGCGCAGATGCCTCCCCACAAAAGAGGAGAAGAAGAGAAAGAGCTACGACTCTGGCTTGACAAAATCGGGCCTGGCGTCTACGATATCTTGAAATCAAATACCGACGCTTACATCAATAGTCTCGGTCTCGCTGATGAAGAGGAGAAAACTCAGAATTTCTTCAATATGGTGTCGTGGGCGCTGCGACCGCCCATGGACTTCGTACAAACTGACCCGGCTATTGGTACCGGCGCGCACACTACACGGAAGTACGCCGAGATCATCGAACTGGTGAACCCGAACCCGGTTAAACTCACGGAAGAAATGTGGGATGAAGTGAAAGGATATGTTTCCGAGGCGAAGAAGCCGGACGCCGACACCATCAGAGCGATCTCGAAAGCGACCTCCTCAGGAGGGATCAAGGTTGGGATCAAGACTAAAGGTGGAACGGTACGCATTTGGAAGTCGACAGAGGCGGGGTTTATCTCTGCCGCGACTTCCGCAATCAAGAACGGAAAGAAAGATTTCGTCCTACCATGGATACCGGAACAGATGTTCTCTTGGAATGACCTCAAACTCGTGTGTACTGGAGCCTATCCAGGTATCATAACACATCGAGTTGATGTCGGAAAGGTACAACGAATAGTCTATGTAATGGCTGCGCTGTATCTCATCGCGGAACATCCGGAGTGGATGATCTATGTTGCACAACAACATGACAAACCGGAGTTCGCGAACGACGCTCGACAAAATACAACCGGGACGGTCGGTTCGATGCTCGCCACCATGGCCTCACTCCTAGGAGATGAGGTTCCTACTGAAGATACGAAAATGATACGATTTATTTTGGCCGCCGACGCGATCAAATGGGATCAACATTGTGCTGTCGCGCTGTCCAACATGCGCAAGCGTATTTATCAGGATGCTACCTTTAGGGCCGTGGTTGGAAAAGAGCTGTGTGATTCGGTTTTGGAATTGTTCGAACGACAACAAAAGAAGGGACTGATCTTCATCGACAAGATAGCCGACGGTAGTGACGTGTTGATTTGGGGAGATCACGTCTTCTCAGGAATGCTCTCGACAACAAAGATCAACTCGCTGATGAACAGTTGTATCTTTAAGATCGCCGCGAAGATCATGGATGTGGCGTGGGATGAGAAGGAGCGGGCGAAATGGAACATTGCCAATCCGGACTTTCCCATGCCAAAACCAAAAGTGAAGATGCAGGCAGGCATCGATCCATCCACGTTGCGAGTGTTTGGCGACGACTCATACGTTGCCGCGCATGTCGCCTCTGCCGGAGAACCCCTTGATTGGGAAGATGCGTCTGAATGTTTTCGTGACGTCTTCATGTACGCGTGGAAATACTGCGGGTACGCTGCCCGGGCTTCGGAGGTGCACATGTCACGATATTTCACTTCCTTTCTGAACACATACATTCTCGGAGGGCGCGCCTTATGGAGACGACGCGCCACTGGAATGCACGAGCGTGCTGGCGCCCAAGCGTCATATGAGATAGCCAATAATGCGATGCTCGCGTTAGAAGCTGGAGATACTGAGGAGAGCTATAAGATGAGAATGATCATGGCTCTTCTCCACAAAGACGAGACTGAGGTCTTGGGGAGCGTGGTGACTGACGTTCCCGCGGATGTACGATTGTTCCCATCTAGAATGTGGGGCGGCGCCGGAGACATAACCGTGTTTCCATCACCCGTCTCTTTCTATCATTACGGATACGTGAATCCTACCGTGTTCCCGAAGAAGGTGACTTATGACAAAGTCGAATCAAAAGAGAAATACGGTATTGGCGTTCGGTTGGACGCGGAGGCGACGGATGTCAAGATCTCCCTTCCGGGAAAGGATGATATTGTTGGTGGATACAAGGAATTGATGAAGAAGAACACTGACTTGCTATTAAACAAAGAGACGACACCTCTTCCCCGATTCGCGAAAGGAAATGAACGGTTGAAATACTATGGTTATCGGAACTCGCTGCGACGTGAAGTCGACGCCATAGTGTATGACCGCTTATCCTCCTCTGTGCAGAATCAACAATTGTTACGCGGCGCGACGACCTACCAACGAATTCCGACGGTATTAGAGTGGAAACCTACAAGCAACGCGTTGCGCGTGGGTGCCCATTCTTATATCAAGATTGGAGAGGAACGAGGGTTCATCTCATTGGAGAAAGGATTGGTTACTTTCGAGAATAAAGATGGCAGTCGCGCCACACTCAACGAGCTATGGCCAGTATACGCCTTCGGTCGTGTGGCAAATGTGTTGCTAAGGGCGTTTGGCGTCACGAAGTATCCATTTCGGCCGACTGCGTCAGATCAAGCGGTTTCTCAACCCTGGACGACAAAACCGATTGCAAAGCGAACCATCATCGATCTCCTAGACCAGATCGCGGGAAAGACGGGAATGGAGAAAGAGACAAACGCTCGCCGAACATTGCTCATGTACCTTGGATATGACGGTGCTGCGGCGGATCAACAACTCAACGAGTTGCAGCGAGAGGTACTCGACGAACGAACGTTGGAATTGACAAACGGGTCGTCGTATCGCTCACAAGCGCAAACTTATTCTTCCGAACGATTTCTCGATCTTACAGGCCGCGACTCTTCGGATACGGGTGAGAGCGCGAAAATGGAGTACAGCAGGTACGTCGACCAAATATCCTTTCTACTTCACGTCTGCGACGTCATTGTGACTGGATACACCAGGTCGGGATTCCGGAAGAGTGGACCGATTGGTCGAGTGTGGTCAGTCACACTCGAACGAATCTCGTAAATTCATTAACAAATAACACGAATTGATTATTGTGCAAACACCGCATAGGTAATAG